AAGAAGTACATACGACTTAGACCATTTGTATCTTGAACAACATCTTTGGAAGGAATGATTGGCACACCGTTGTAGGTTGCTACAATAAATCCTGCTTCAACACCCGGTACACCCTTAACACCGTTGTAGGTTGGGGTGATGCGCTTCTCTTCCATGAATCTTTGTTGAGATTGTAGGAGTTGTTGTAGGCGCATTAGAGTATCATATCCAGTTAGAATAACCTTTGGATTACCACCTTGTGTCCATGTTGTTTGGAATATAGAATCCAAATGGTCAAGACTTAGGGTTCTTTGGTTTGCTACTGTAACATCAGCACCACAATTTACTGCGGCATTAGACCATGAGTTTGCACTTCGGTCAATGCTGTAAATATCAAGGTCACTTGCACCACAGTGGTCTGTAGCGTTGTCTGCACCAGTTTCCATAGATGTTAGTCCACCAGTTGCACCACCGTCGTTACCAGTAACTCGGTCAAGTGATTCAAAGTCGTTTCCTGCAACTGTGTCGGAATCTTTACAAAGCATAAGGTTGATAGTTTCAGCGTGATGCTTACCCATCTCTTCCTTTAGTACTGAACGAATGTCGCCCAGTCCGTCATCCTTGTCTGCAAGGAACATTGCGGTTTCGCTCATGTCAAAGGTGTGTACTACAGTCTTTGGCTTTGCGGCGATGTGTTGGAAGGTAGGCTTGCTTGTGTCCGGTAGGGTTGCGTTTTCTGCTACTCCGCCACCAACAGTTGCATCCGGGCGAGCAGTGATGACTCTCCATCCACTTCTTTCCCAAGGTCGCTTTGGTAGTATGCTAAAAGCGTTAAACTCTTGGTTCAATTGTGACCAAACTTTGCGGCCATATATTGCTTGGTATGTTCCAGCAGTTGTACTCATCATTGGTGAGTCTGCCTTGAGTAGTTCACTACCACTGTACGAGTAACCCATTGCGTTACCTGCACCGTAAAAATAGCGTTCCATGTCTGTTACTGTTCGTATGTAATCTCTTGCCATATTTTTCATCTCCTTTTTTTTATTTTTCCTCAAGCCCCTCGTGTTACCGAGTTAGCAAGACTGTGAACTTCATCCCATGACATATTACTCAAATCTTGGGTTGAAGGTACTGCTACATTAGTTGTTGATGCAGACTTTTGGATGCTAACACTTTCTGTTGTTAGGTTATCAATACGCTCACTTAGAGCATTAATTGATTTCATTACTTGACTAATTGGCGCACGAGCGTCAAATTGTGCTTTCTCTTTTTGTTGCTTTGCGATTAGTTGTTCATTAGCAAAGCGAGATGAGAAGTGGTTCTCAAGTTCGCCTCTAAATCCTTGTTCTGTTGCCGCCGCTTTGTAAACTTCATAAGCCGCTTCAATATCGGAAGAAGAAACATTGGATGGGTGAATATATCCCTTAGACAATGAAACTTTTCCTAAAGCACCAGTAGGTGTTTTTCCACCGGATGCACTAACTGCGCTAATAGCACCAGTTGATGGTCCACCGTTTTCTTGACCACGACCACGAACTTGACCAGCGAAGTATTCTGCGCCGTCAACTGAATCGGGGTTATCAAAACCACCCATTTGTGACTTCTCTAAGTTATCAAAGTGTAGTCTTGCATCGTTTGTGTTTACGCCAGCAGATTTTAGTGTGTCTTCCATCCAATTAAGGTATTCAGCAGAAATAACATCACTATACTGACTCTTTTCCATATCTTCGTTCATATTTTCATCATCCTCTTTTTTATCTTTTTTATCTTTTTTTGCGGCAAATGGATTTTCCTTTTTCTCATCGGAAGAATCTTCGCCTTCTTTAGCATCATCTTTCTTGTCTTGCATAAATGGAGGGAGTTCGCCCTTTTCCATTGCATCAAGTCGTTGTTCAAGCCTGTTCATTACATTGTTTAAATCGTTATCAATTTCTGTCATAGATGTGTCCTCCTTTAAAATGCGAAATTGTGCTTCGGGATTAATACCCTTTTCACAAATCGTAATTTCATGCAGTTCCATTTTACTTATTTCTTGGTAATCACCATGTTCTCCATCCGACTTTCGGACTCTCTTAAAAGCCTGTCCACCGATGGAAAATCCTTGCAGATTTCCTTTACGGATTTCTGCGGCCACTTCACGAGCCTTCTCTATGTCGTTGCGAAGTGAAACAACTACAAACATGCCAGTGTCATCCACTTCGGATTTCCACATACGGCCATTAGAATCAACATAGGAATCAATTACTTCTCCTACTTGAATATTAGAATGTGCTAACTGTACATTACGGAACTTATCACTCTTCATGAAGTCTGTAAATGCCGAGTTAAGTGCGCCCCTTGTAATAAGGTCGCCCTGCTTGTCAACCAGTTCAACAGATGCATACCCTGCTACAACCAAATCCTTACTGCCCTTTAGGAGAGCAATACCGGATGTAGGTCGCCTTACGGATAGCATTAATCTTCCAACTGCTTGTCATGGTATATAGAGAGTTTCCTTCACACTGAAAGAACTGGACCCTCTTCATTTTCATCAAAAACGATATGCTCGTCTGCATTTGTGTCCATTTCAATATGCTTTATTGGCTTTTTTCCTTTAGCCTCGGACTTAGGCGGTTTATCACCATCATAATCCGGTAAATTAGATTCTTCTGTTAATTGTGTTGGACCATGTGGTGATTCTATAGGTGTCGCCATATCTATACCAAGTCCTTTTGGACCTGTCCAAGTAAGTTTCTCTTTTGCTAATTGGTCTAATGCACGAGATATTATCATCAATGCCTTCTTAGTAGTGGGTTTCAATAACCTATCTTCATCATCTTCATCCAAAATACCTGCCGATTCCTCTTCTTGTTCTTTTCTATCAGCAGGTTTCTCATCCATTTTCACAAGATGCCCTTCTAACATTAAAGGTGCTACCGATTGCCAGTATGGTTGTAAACTTTCAGCCAATACTAACGAGTAATTAGATTTACATAAATCTCCTAATGCTGAAACAGGGTCATGAATGTACCAATTATCATCTTCACGAGTTATATTATATGATACACTATCCACTTCATTAAGTAATATCTTAAGCATTTTACCGTTATAATCAATATCATGAGGTATTAGTATAGGTTTGAAAGTCTTAGTAATCAAATCTAATGATTCAGTACTGGCCGGTCCTTCACCTTCACCTTCACTTTCTATTTCCTTTACTTGTACATTGAAAATATCACGCTCACCCCGCTTTTTCTTAGTAATACCTGTAATAGATGCCCTTACTATATCTCCTACTTTGAATAATCTTTGTTGATTATGTGCTGTACCTACATCCATATAGTCTTGATTCTTGTATGTTATAGCACGATTTCCTATTTCAGTACCATCAAGAATCGGTCCTGCACCTAACTGATATGTGTACGGTCCTTTACCCCTCTTGTCAAGTACAATGAAGTTAAAATCACGACTCTTACGGAGTAGTAACCACTTAGGGTGACGGCGTTCTCCTTTCATATATGTTGATTTATTATCACGAAGTAATAGTATTTGGTGTTCCTCTTGAAGTTTATCCACTGCGTCTTCTAAACCTTCATCATCTGTCATTTTAGTATCATGAGGACCCGGAACAATGACATTCTCATGGCTGTCAAACTGTCCTCTTAGTACTTTCATGCGCTCATGGAGTAACATATCTGCTACATTAGTATCATCATAATTGAGAATATCAATAATATTCAAATCCTCTTCACCTATTATACCATCAATAGTAAAATTGTTATCATTAAGTTGTTGAAGACTTTCTTTGAATGCTTTCTTTAATCCTACCTTACGACCATTTTCATCATAAGTAGTTATTTCATTATCGTTTTGTACGATGATAACTCTCTTACCATCATACCATTTACTAACTACCCAAGACCCACTAAATCCTCTTAATTGCTCAAGGTCGGATAATTCAAAGATGCGATGCATAGGTCTTATCGCTGGACTCCATGTAGCATCATCACTCTTAGTAAGTAGTAAATCGGGATTCAATAATGAAGTAATGTATTCACTAATTTCACTCATCGCTATTGATGATTCATCTTCGGAAGGTGAAAGCCATGTATTTGTATTAAGCCCTAATTGAGCCATTTCGGGATTAGGATGAGGTATTTCATTTGCCGCTTCTAACACTTGTTTTGTTAATTCCGGTCCATGTACCATACTCATTACTTCTTCGGGTACACTATGGTATAACCCTGCTTCTGTATAATTACCTACTACTGGATTACCTTCAATATCTGTTTCAATACCAAATGTAGGTTTAGCAATACGACCATGATGTATCACATCCCCGCTTCCGAATGTGGAGTGCAGTGTACTATTAACAGGATTTACTGGACCTACTGGTGTAGGGTGCATACCTGCGGTTCGTATCTGTTCCTGTGTCGGTGAACTATTATCAAAGTTAATTTTATCTGTATCAAGACTCACTATAGAATCTAAGTAATTTTTAGTTCTTGCAGTAACTTCCTTTTTACCCTTACTCGCACCGGATGATTGTAAACCTGCACGATTATGTACATCTATATCTCCTGCATCATAAAGTTGTAAACCATTACTTAGCATAGCCCCTCTTTTTTGACCACCTAATAAATGATGTGCGTGTTGGGGTAAGCGATGTATTAGATGTGACTTCCACTTACCTCCATCATCTAAAGGTCTTTGTTGCGCTCTTTCTATTGCACCATTAATACCATGCTCGGTAATATCATTAGTTAATTTTTCATGGTTGGTCATTTCATCTTGTGACTTAGATGCTAATTCCTCACTTGGCCTTAAAATATCAGTATTAATATTCTTATCCATAACACCGCTTTGTAAAATCTGTCCTATAGTTGCTATTCTCAACGGAATACCTCTTAAGGAAGATTCCTCAATTAATTGTTGTACATGCTCTCGCATTTTTTTATTAATATGGTCTTCACTATGACTCATTCCTAATCCAGCCATAACTGTATCTGCATCCATATTACCATCTAATTCAAATGCATTTTCATGTAAAAGATAATGTCGCAAACTCTCATGTAAATTACTTGGCTTTTGCTCTTTTATTTCGTCATTTAATCTGTATTGAGTGGTGATAAGACCATGATTATCACTATGGTCGTGTCCTAAATTAATATCAACATCATGCAAAAGTTTCTGTGTATTATAGATAAACTGTTGAGGATTTTCGGGATTGAAATGTTCGGGGTCATTTTCCATTATCATTGGTAATAATTGTTTAGCCCTTTCTGCTACCGATTGTCTGTGCGCTTTCATTAAAGCAAGGTTTTGTTTAGGGTTTTGTTCATGCCTATTACCTTTGATTTTTCCAAGAACCTTTTGCATAGATGCATCTTGTATTTTACCTAATGCTATACTACTTTCATTTATCTCTTGTCTAATTTGCATTACTTGTTCGGGTGGTAATAAGTCTGCATGTTGTAACAATTCTTCTAAACTGTTTAATTTATCAGTTAATTGTTCTTCTTTTTCCATAGCAGGAAGCATACCACCAAAACTTAATGCTACCTGTATGGCTTCTGCCGATTTAGTAGTTAATTTACTCTTATCTTTGTAACGCATTTCGTTTAAGTCTATTTTTTCATGAATACCAATAGCCTTATTCTTTTTAGTTTTAGATTCTATTTTTTCTCTATGTAGTGATTCTCGGAATCCGTCTATCCATTTATTTAATGTTGGTTTATCCCAATTCCAATTTACTTCCCCAGTAGCAGATTTTTCCTGTTTTGCTTTAATAGCCATAAGTGCTTGATAGTTTTCATTATTAGGACTCTCTTCCATATCATCAATAAACTTCAATATTAGATTAGGATTTGTAGTTTTAGCGGCTTTTGAAATGGCTGTTAATAATCGTATAGATTGAGCATCGGGGCGATTTTTTATGAATCTCTTTCTTAGATTTTTATAGTTGGGCTTTATTGTAGCACCCATACCTAAAATATCTAATAAATCCTCATTGTCTAATCCAGTACTGATAGGAATATTATTACTTTTTAAATCAGTTAAAGATGCTACAGATTTCTTTGCTGGTTTATTTGGGTCATGTAATCTTCCTAAGAAAGTAGCAAGGGTATGTGCTGTTTTAATATTATCATGCATTACCGAATCACTTGCACCAGTTCCATAATTAGATACGGGTAAAGACCTTATCATTGGGTTATGAGTATTTGTACTATGCATAGGGTCATGCAGACCCCCTTCTATGTCATTTTCTCTTATTAATTTGAATATTTTTCTTTCTTCGGGAGTAAAGTTTGGTAATGCATTGTTATATTGAGGATTTAATGACGATGCGTGTGCTGTAAAATTATGCTTACCATTTCCCTTATTATAACCTCTTGATACATTTACAGGGGATAGGATATTTTGTAAGTTTTGATATGGATTATTAAACACATACTTTCTTGTATTATGGTCAAAATATCCTATGTGATTACTTTGTTCGGGTGAAAAGTGCATCCCCAATATATTATTTATTGGATTAGGGGATATGGCGTTTTCTCTTGCACCCTCAATATTGAACATAGAAGAAGTTAAAGGAAACTCTTTATTGACTTTTTTAGGTTTTACTCTTTGTGTACTTTCTGTTACATTAAATGGATTCATAGGTTCTTTTCCACCTCTTGCGAACTTAGGTACATCTTGGTCTTCATCCATAATATCTTCATTAAAAGAAATACTATGGTTCAATTCAGCCCAAGTTGAAAGTGGTAAGCCAACTCCACCCCTTCCCTTGTAATTCCTATCCCAAAACTCACCCGGTCCATAAGTGAAACCTTGTGAGTCTTTTCTCCAATATGGTGCAGGTTCACTATCGGGATGAGGACCATGCGGGGATTGTAAAAATGCTAACTCATTACGCATTCTTTTACCTTGTTGTTCATGAGTACCTGCAAGTTTAGCCTCTTTTTCTAATAAATCTATATATTCCATAGGTACAATAGGTCCATCCATTTCTCCATATATAGGATGGTCTAACATTGGTTCACGAGTCTTAGGGTCATACCCTGCTAAAAATAAAATGTCCTCCATAGGTAATCTTGTTTGCTGTGCGTTTTCGGGTGTATCTCTCTTAAAATGCCTCTCGGAAGCGGATTTTAATTGTTGAAAAGTATAGTTCTTTTTTATTTTCTTACCATGCAAACCTAAACGGGGAATATATTTTAATTCCTTTTCGGATGATTCATCTTCTGCATCAATACCATAGTGATTATTTAATGCATCTAAGATGTATTGGGATATTGGATTGTCGCCATCTTTGATAGGGGAATGAGCCAAAGTTCCTACTGCTCGTTGGATAAAGCGATTCTCTCCACCTTTGAAATCTTCTTCATTACTTTCTAATCTATAATTTTCATTTCGCCCTCTCACATTTCCCTTCCTTGTCATATAGTTCATTTCGGGGGTTCGTCTTAAAAGATTATTATATGCTATACGGGCTGTGGCTATTTTTTCTCCATTAGGGAGTGTAATAGTACTATGGTCATCCAATCCCTTTTCATGTATATGCCTCATAACTGCTGTGCGTTCTTCGGGAGTAAACCATTCAAGACCATACATGAAACCATCTAATCCTAATCCATGTGGATGTTTTTCACCATTCGCATCTTCTTCGGAATAATTATTACTTTCCCAATCATCTGCTCTATCTTCAAAATGTTGGTTACGCAAACGATTTTCTATTTCTATTTTTGATTTGCCTTCTTTTTGCCACTGCGCTGTTAGGTGTTCATTATCTTTAAGCCAACGCTGAAAATCACGATTGTATAAATCCAATTGGTGATAATCATTTACACCATTAACTTTCAAAGAACCTAATACACTTGTTTTATTTTTACCTTTACCTAAACCGAAAAGTACAGGACTTGCATTTTTTAATAGATGAGTATGATAAGCCTCTTCCATCTTTTTCTCTTCTTCACTATGCCTACCTAAAGAATGCGCTCTTAATGTTTCAACAAAATTAGACCTACCCGAATGAGCATTTATTCTGCGTAAAGGATGGGCTTTATCATGATATGGAAAATGATGGTTTTTGTATGGTGAGTGAATATCTGCTTGGTAAGTAGGCCAAACTGCATGAGAGTGGTGAATATCTTTTGCGCCCAATAAGCCATCTTTCCAGTGGTGATTAGTTAAATCGGCCTTAGTTGGTTTAGTTGCTAATAGAAGTCCTTCACCTTCTTTTGCTGGTTTTTCAGTCCAATCTTTGATACCTGCATCAAACTCTTCTTCTTCATCAACTTTAAGAATACTTTCAGCCGTATTTTTTAATGTAATTAATAACGAATCTGTTGGGGATTTACTTAACGATTCCCAAGCGATAATATATTCAGCCGCATTACGGCGTAAATCAAATCCATCATCTAAAGATGTAATCAATTCTTGTTTAGAGATATTGAAAGCATCATCCATAAATACACCGCCTTTTATCAAAGCGGAGAAAATTGTGGACAAGCGAATACATCCATACCATCATGAAGACCGCAACCGCTTCGTGGAGTTCCACCACAAGCACTACATGCTACTGGTGCGCCTTTTTGAGCATCTTCACGAAGAGATGCTTTTGGATTTGCTTTTTTTACTTCTCCACCTGCTGTGTCTTCACGCTCAACACCTGTTCCAGCGTGGGGATTCATACGACCACCGAGTTTACTTAAGTCAACTTTTTTATCATCCTTTGCTCGCTTAGGGTTGTCTTCATATTCAATGGTATTACCATTAGAAGTATAATTTCCAGTCTTGGTTTGACCACCGGATTCAGCAACAAAGTGTGGGTCAATATTTGTAATTTTTTCTTTAGGAACTTCTTCATCCTTTTTTGAAATATTATTCATACGGTCATTAATTTCCTTAGCCTTCTCAAGTATTCTATTAGTTTCATAACTCACTTCTGTAAATCTTGGTTTCATGCTTTCACTTCCTTTACTTGTTCTGCCATCTCATGAATATCATCCCATGATAATTCATGGAATGCTTCATTAGTTTGTGGGATGCCTCTATTATCACCCTTCATGATTGAACTTGTGTCCATGTCATTACGGAATGGGTCGGGCATTACATTTTCTGTAAGAGGTGTAGTTGCTCTAATTAATCCTACTTTCTTTAACATATGAGTAGGATTAGTAACCATCTTACGAAGTCTTTGATTTTCTTCTCTAAGTGCATTAATATCACTATCCATGTTTTCCATCTTAGTGATAAGTACATTCATTAGTCTGTCAGCGTTATTAGATTCTTCACCCATCTAAAACACCTCAAGATTGATAGCGGCCAAATGTTCCTGTTACACGAGAATATTGTGAAGGTTTAACACCTGTGGAAATACTTCCCGGTAAACGCTTACCGCTTAGTGATTGAGATGATGTAGGTCTATTACCAAACTTTAGTACAGGTACTCCACCTGCATAAATATCATTTGGACCTGTGGTTAAACCGCTTTCTGCCTTTGCTATAGCCGCAGAAATATCTTCGGAAAGGTAGTCTGCTACCTTACGCACTTCATTCAAATGTTGCTTTGCTAAGTTAGCATCGCCATTCGTTAACGCACTCAAAAATGCCTTTTGATGTTCTTCCATCTTTCTCGCCATTGGGTCCATCTTTAGTAAATCCATATTCAGCCCTTACCTATCTCATGTGCTACTCATTTAAGAGTCTTTATGCCCCTTTGAAGTTTCTCGCATTCAAAAGAGCGTTACTATTCTGTTGTGCTATACTCGGTAAAGGTCCTCTTTGTTGTACACTTGTTACAGGAGAACCACTACCAGCCGATGTACGGCGTTGTGGTGCGGCTGGACCTCTATTACGAAGACCCATACCCTGTCCACCCGGTTGTGGAGGTGGCATAATATTACGCATCATTGCAGGAGGCATCTGTGGTCCAGCACCTCTCATTGGCATACCCGGAGGCATACCCATTGGCATACCACCCGGCATCATACCCGGAGGTGGCATTCCACCGCCCGGAGGCATTGGTGGAGGTGCGCCACCCGGAGGTGCGCCACCCGGAGGTGCGCCACCCGGAGGTGCGGCAGGTTGTGGTGGAGGTTTACTATAGACGAAACGAATATCACTACTTGACTCTCCATCAACTAATTCTGCTATGAAACCTAATTGTGTCATGCGTTGTGCGACATTCAACTCTTGCTCATCACGACGCAATCTTGTAATTTCATCCTCTTCTTCATTAGGATAAAGTGTGAGTTTCCAATCAAATACTCCCATTTGTGCTAACATCTTAGGGAATAGAACTTCTGTGTACACTTTTTGTCCAAACTCAACTGCTCTATTAGTAACAAGGATTTGCATACCTTCATTACTCAAGCCGCCGGATTTACCACTGTCCACCATGAATACACTTGACACACCAAAGTATGCGGCGATACGATTACGGATTTCATCACGAACTGCCATATATTGCATCTCATCCAAAGTGTCCATGAACTTAATCCAGTTTACACCACCACGACCAGTTTGAGATTCAATACCAACTTTTGGTATATAGTGTGGGTCCCGTTCCATCTTTTCATCAACTGATTTCCAAAATGATTTCATAGACTCAAGATTATCTGTAGTGACAGAAATAATACCTTTAGGCATTCTTCGCTTTTGATATGCTGTGTACATATAATTGTCCATCGCTGTGAGTGTCATTGCTTGTCGCCACATTGTATTAACAGGTGAACGGCCATACAGTTTGGAAGGATTATATTTACTAATGTGCATAACTTCACCCTTAATGAAATATTGAGTTTTACCACTTCCTGCCATATTTACATAGTGTACATCGTGTAGTTCACTACCACAAGTTTCACACTTATCATCTTCGGCACTGGTCTTTACATCATCTCTATGGATTCGGCAAACCTTGTATCGGCCACCTCTTACTCCACGCTTATCTGCTACAAGACGCATAAAGATAGGGTCGCCACGAACTAATTCTTTAACACGATAAAACGATACTTCCTTAGTTTCGGGGTCAATATAATACTCTTTAACAAATATCAAGAATGCATCATCAACGATATTAAGGTCATTCTCTATCTCATTCAATATATGAATAAAGGATTGGTCCATGCTGTTGTCTTGATTCAATAACCATTTCACATATGTGATTTCATCATGGTCGGGGTCACGAACTGGACCTTCACAAGCAGTACATTGTGGTACATCATGAGTATATTCTTCACCACATTCTGTACATTTCTTATTGAATCTCTTCTCAAAATAATGCCCTCTTCGGAACATCTCTTGACGAAGTTTCGCTAATACTGTTCTAAGAATTAAACACTCTTGGCTTACTGCGTAAAGTGCTGGTATAGTAATACCTTGAGCCATAACTGGCTCTTGAATACCACTTGTCCAAAGTGGCATAGTTGGAGTAGGGGTTTCCTTACGCTTGAATGGTTTTCCAAGTGTTGAAAGAAATCTGCTTATTCTGCTATCGTCGTCTGCCATTACAATTCCTCCGCATATCCACCTATGGTATCAGCATCCAAGCCCCACTTAGACAAGAGGTTGTCGGCCTTCTTTTTATCATCTTTCCAATTATTGAAAGTTACTAACTTGTATAATTCGTCTTTTCGCATCTTATCTTTTAAGTCTATATAAGTCAAAACAGCCTTTGCCTGTAGCGATTTCATTTGTAAATGTGGTAATATACCAGTCAAAAGTTTTCTTAAATCGTTTTTTGATTGGAAAACTACCCGATGAAGACTTCTATTACTATTTTTATGTACTTTTTGATTTAATACTAATCTGCCACATTCTAAGGACTTATGTAAGTTTTCACATTGTACCTTGCCCCTATCACCTGTTGCAACAAAAGTTGCTCTTGGCTCACCACGCTCGCTGATATAGATACTACCATCAGCATCTAAGAAACCAGCCGCATAAGCCCAAATATCCTTAATAATAAGACCATGAGTACCCATCTTTACAAAACTTCCACGAGTAGGTGCGTTGTAAATATCCATCTCTTCACCGTACATTTTAATCAACATACTCATTTTACTTGGGGTGACTGATTTATTCAGCACACCTATGCCTCGCCTTACAAGTTCTCGGCTACCTAATGAGCCATCCTTTTCTAATTCATTAGAAATAAATTGTAATGTATTTTGGTCTGCTTTAGATAATGAGTCAACTTGATGTAATGTTTTCTTCCACATCTTTTGAGCATCCTTACGCATCTGCATAGCATCCACCCAGTTTTCTTGCTCATCAGTTCCCCAATCATCCATTTCGTTTAACATTGAAAGAACCGAAGTCGCTTTCAAAAACATTTGACAAGCCTGTTGTAAACCAGTACTTCTTGCCTCTCCAAACTTTCTTAGTGATTTCAAAGACCTATCATTGATACCCATGTATCTAATGGTGTCTTGTAGTCCATCACTCCAAGATAAGTTATTGATGGTTGCTTCAACTTCCATAGATTTGATTGTTCGCACATCTCGGATTATATCATCTATCGCATCCCGATTGCTTTTATCGTTACGGCGCATCTTACGACACATACGAATAATTGAATTAGCATCCTTTCCGTAAGTGGCCTCAAGCCAGCCGTCACCGTTCTTAGGAAAACTATACGACTTAATATCATCATTAGTATATAGACTTGAAGACTTTACTAAAGGTAATTCATGCATGATAAAGTTAGGGTGTTGGGATAGAGAATTATACACACTCTTTGTGAAGTCATCGCCATTAATAATCGGGGCATCGTATGTGTCACCGACTATAGCACTACCCCACATATTGACCACCTCATTGTCCTATCTTATTAAATATGCCCATGCTTTTTGGAATGGATTAGGAGGGTCACTGAAATCTAATTCTCGCTGTTTTGGTCTTGCCGCCATTAAAGGACCACTTATTTCTCTTTGCGCTAATCCATGTTGAATGGCAGGGTCAAGAGTTTCTTCAATAGGTCTATCTTCGGTTGCTCTCATATCATATCCCGATTGTCCAACAACAGGAAGTGGGTCTTCACCACTATCTGTGAGTTTACCTTGTTGCATTTCAACTTGCGCTCTTTCTTCATTATCTGCTTTCCATGATGATTCTCTTAATTCTTTTAAACCACCACGAGGGCCAATTTTCTTTTTTAAAGCATACCAAGCATCATCCATCTTCTTCTTTTCATCGGGGTCTAATGTTTTCGTTGGCGGCTTAGGTGACTTACCACCAACCGCTATTATTATCGCTACACCTTTCTTGCCTTTTTTATCATCTATTTTACTCATGGTATCAACCATCCATCTCCACCTTTGTTATTACGATGTGGTGAGCCACCGATATACTCATCCAAGCCGGGTAGTATTTCATCAAGTAACATTACTGACCCCTTGAACTCTTTAGTAC